AGGATATTAAGACCTCATGGAGTTTGCGCACATATATGAATGCTGAATTACTACCGGCCTACTATACTCAGGGCCAATGCTATATGTGGTTAACCGGATTGACAAATTACAGGCTGATCTATGCTTTAGTTCCTACCCCGGCTGAAATGATCTTAGATGAACAAAAGCGGCTGTATTACAAGTTCGGGTGCAATGAGGATAATAAGGACTATCAACGTATGTGCGAACAGATTGAGCGGAACAATTCAATCATTGATGTATTGCCGTTAAAAGACAGGGTAAAGGTGTTTGAATTTGAGTTTGATGCCAATTACATAGAGGTACTAAAGACTAAGATTGAAGCGGCACGGACGTATTATGAAGGACTTCATTTATAACCTACACAGCCCCAGAATATATCTAAATATAACCTCTTAATATTAATACTCATGAAAGTAAAATTTGAAATCAAAAACAAAAATATGTTCGTAAAAAAACTATCACAGGAGCAGATTGACGAGGTTATAAGCCTCGCACCCATCATGAGTATGAAGGAAATTGCTAAGAAAATGAAAATCGGTATCAATAAGACACAAAAGATAGTCCGGGAATCAGGTGTCAAAGCGAAATACGATAAACATATATTCAGTAAACCAAATAAAGGCCGCGAAACTCAATATATAGATTCTGAAATATTCAATATCGATCAGTTTGTTGGCGGTGAAAAATTTTATAACCTTTTTATAGGAGCGTGATTATGGAATACCAGGAATTTTTAAAGAGTAAGGTTGTTATTGCGGAAAACTATGGGTTTAAAATTGATTACAACAGCCTTAATAATTTACTAAAACCGCACAATAAAGATGTAGTTCAATGGGCTTTATTTGGCGGCAGGAGGGCAATGTTCTTAAATTTTGGCCTACATAAGACTTTTACGCAGCTTGAAATTGCGCACCAATGTATCCTCAAGACTGGGAAACCTTTTTTAATTGTTTGCCCATTGGCAGTATCAGGTGAATTCAAAAGAGATGCAAAGAAGTTTAATATACCTCATGGTATTACCTATATTACCGATACAGATAGTATTGAAAATTACGAAGCACAGATATTTCTTACCAATTATGAACGCGTAAGAATGGGGGATATTGACCCTTTAAAATTTGGCGGAGTTAGTTTTGATGAGGCATCAATTTTGCGTAATCTTCAAACTGAAACTACAAATTTTGTTATAAAGTATTTTCAGCAAATACCATATAGATTCGTAGCCACAGCTTCCCCGGCTCCGAATGATTACATTGAAATCCTTAACTATGCCGTTTTTCTAAATGTGGCATCAAGAGGCCATTTGCTTACAAGGTTTTTTCAAAGAGATTCTACTAAAGCAGGGTCGCTTACGTTGTACCCAAACAAAGCAAAAGAATTCTGGCAATGGGTGTCAACATGGGCGGTGTTTGTCAACAAGCCTTCAGATTTGGGGTACTCAGATGATGGATATATCCTACCTAAATTAAACATCATTGAGCATTGTGTTAATACGGAAAAAGAAGAAAGTTATGTAAACAAATTCGGTGAATTAGTAATGTACCAAGATACAAAACGCGATTTCACAGCAAAGGCAAAAGAAAAAAGGGAAAGTATAAAACCGAGGTTAGACAAAGCTCACCAAATAGCAATAAAGTGTAAATCTGCTATTATTTGGCATGAATTAGAAAGTGAACGCGTTTACCTCGAACGTCTATTCAAAGGAACTAAAGCTTATTCAGTATATGGAAGTCAAAATAACCAAACTAAAGAAGATTTACTAATAGGTTTCTCAGAGGGTGAATTTGATTATTTGCTTACTAAAAAAAGAATAGCAGGTTCGGGGTGTAATTTTCAAAGTCATTGCCATGACATGATATTTGCCAACTTAGACGATAAATTTAATGATTTCATTCAGGCGATACACAGAATACTTCGCTTCGGGCAGGTTAATGAATGTAATATACATCTGGTATATACAGATGACCAATACGAAACATTACAAAACATATACAGAAAATGGAAGCAGCATGAGGAACTTCAGCGCGAAATGACCGATATAGTAAAAGAGTTCGGGCTTAATTCAGAAATAATAAAATCACAAATGGAAAGGCAAATATTTTCAAATGGAAAAAAGGTTGTCTATGACAACTGTACCCTATATAATAATGATACAGTTATTGTACATGATGACAAGCATGAAATGCCAGACAATTCAATAGATATGTATCTAACGTCTATTCCATTTGGCGACCATTATGAATATTCGGACAATTATAATGACTTTGGCCACAATCACGGTAATGATAAGTTCTTTGAACAGATGGACTTCCTTACACCAAATATGTTAAGATGTTTAAAGCCTGGTAGAATAGCTGCAATACATGTTAAGGATCGTATAAGATACAGTTATCAAAACGGTACATCTTTCACTACAATATCTGATTTTAGCGGCCAAACAGTTGCGCACTATGTAAAACATGGGTTCTATCTAATTGGTAAGATTACTGTAACTACAGATGTGGTTGCTGAAAATAATCAAACATATCGTTTAAGATGGAGTGAACAATGTAAGGATGCTTCAAAAATGGGAGTAGGTCTACCGGAGTATGTTTTACTATTCAGAAAGGCCCCGTCCCACATGGATAATTCATATTCGGATACGCCGGTAACAAAATCAAAGGAAGATTATACAAAGGCGCGTTGGCAATTAGATGCCCACAGTTACCAGCGGTCAAGCGGTGATAGGTTCCTTACTAAAGATGAACTACAGAAAATAGATATGAAGAAGGTTGTAGCAGCATGGAAAAAGCATAATAGCAGCGAGATATACAGTTTTATTGAGCATTTAAGGGTTTGTGAAGAATTAGATGAAATGGAAAAGTTAAGTTCCACCTTCATGACCCTCCCCGTACATTCTAATAATGATTTAGTATGGACAGACATAAACCGTATGAACACATTAAATGCAAATCAGGTTTCTGCTAAAAAAGAAAAGCATATATGCCCTTTACAGTTTGATATTATCGAGCGTTTAATAAACCGATATACAATGCCCGGTGAAGTTGTTTGTGATCCTTTCGGTGGGCTATTTTCAACGGCTTATAAAGCTTTGCAGATGAATAGAAAATCTATTTCAATTGAATTGAATTCTGAGTATTTTAATGATGGATTATTTTACATCAAATCTATTCTTCATAAATTATCAATACCAACTCTTTTTGACTTTCAAATATAAACAAATGAGCGACTTTGAAAAGAAATACTACGATCTACTCGGGAAAGTGGCCGAGATGCGCAAGTGGCAGAAGGATTATTTCCGGTGCAGCTCCGGTACAACACTTACAAAAGCCAAAGCCTGCGAAAAAAGGGTGGATGATATTGTGACAGCAGAAGCAGGACGGTCCTTTCAACTTCAACAAAAAATGTTCTAAAATATGAGTAAATCAAAAATGACCATAACTGGTCCGGGAACGGAACCCGTAGAAATTCAAACAGACATCCTGCGAGCTCCAGGGTGGCCTTCATTGAATATCCCTGGACTTATGCCGACTGCGTTCAATGTGAAGACCGGTCCCATCGTATCGGTCAAACATTACCGGTCATGTGTACCTACTTCATGGGAGCTGGTAGTATCGATGAGTACATGTGGGAGATAATCAATGAGAAGAGAGAAGTGAGATCCATTATTACCGGGGCTACAGATACTATGGAAACCAGTACTGTAGATAACAGGCAGGTAGAAAAACTTTTAAAACAATTTCAACACTAATCATATATGCCCAAAAGAATGCTGAGAGATTGGACTGACAGCGAAACGATAGATAAGTTATCCGCCAAAGCAGAAATGTTCTATACACGACTGATTATGAAGGCCGACGACTTTGGAATTTATTTCGCCAATATCAAGCTCTTAAAGGCAAATCTTTACCCCCTCCGGGATAACATGAGACCTTCTGACATAACCCCCCTTTTAGCAGAATGTGCGGAAGCGGGCTTACTCGGAACGTACACGGTAGCTGGTAAAGATTACCTCGTCATTCTCAATTTTGGGCAGCGGTTAAGGTCTAGTGTTTCAAAACTGCCCGAACCGCCTGAAAATCAATTCGTTTTTAAAGATGGGAGTTATTTTTTAAAAAATGACCGCAACCCGCGGACAAGTGTCCGCAACATGCCGCCTGAAGAGGAAGTAGAAGTAGAAGTAGAAGGGGAAACGCCGCAAGCGGCTGCACCTACCCACCCACCTGAGCTTGTAGAAGCTTTTAAAAAGTTTAATAACTGGTTAGAACAACATGCTCCAAGGGTATTACAGCTAAAAACGAAAATCTCAATTGAGCAATTCAAAAAGCTGAAAACCAAGTACCCGGACATGAAAACACCGGCCAAGACGCTGAAAGCCATGCACAACTACAAGCCATTGACCAAGAACTACGTTGATGCTTATCTCACACTCACCAAATGGATTCAAAAAGATGAACAACCAAGCTAAGCCAATCGAACGGAAGCGGCCAGTTGATCTTCAATTTGGCAAGGTAGCACCACAAGCTGCAGACCTTGAATCTGCAATTCTGGGCGCACTGATGCTCTTCCCGGAAGTGATCGATGAAGTGATGGGAATTATCCCTTCCAGTTCCTGCTTCTACTCTGATGCCAATCAGAAAATATTCGCAGCTATCCAGGCGATGTATCGATCAGGGTCCGGTATTAACTTCATGACTGTGTGCGATCACCTGCGTAAGAAATCAGAACTGGAAAGCGTTGGTGGAAGTTATTACGTTTCCGGGCTAACCCGTGATGTGGTGAGCTCAGCGAATATCGACGAGCATGCCCGCATTGTGATGCAGAAGTACCTGAAGCGAGAGATGATCAAACACTGCGGCGAATTATTGACTGAAGCTTACGATGAAGGCGTTGATATTTTCGACCTTATGGCTGATGCAGAGCAGCGAATCTCCCGGTTGACCGAAGACAACATCCAGACACCTTACCGCACGATTGCACACAACGCTGCTCAGGACCTGGAAGATATTGCCGAGCACATGGAGCGAATAAGGTCCACCGGACAGACATTAACCGGGATCAGTGCTGTATTCCAGACACTGAACCGCATCACCAACGGCTGGCAATCCGGGGACCTGATCATACTCGCGGCACGTCCATCGGTTGGAAAAACAGCTTTCGCATTGAATCTGGCGATCGGTGCCGGTGTGCCGGTTGGATTTTTCTCATTGGAGATGAACCTGGAATCATTACGCAAACGGATAAACTCCATGCAGACAGGTATCGGGCTCACGAATATCACTTCCTGCAGGCTGGATGATGCCCAATTCAGTCGTATTCGCCAGAATATGGGTAAACTATCCAACCTGCCGCTCTACGTTGATGACAGCTTCGTATTGACCGTTTATGATATCAAAGCGAAGGCAAGACGCATGATCAAACGTGAAGGTGTGAAGATGATCATTATCGATTACCTGCAGCTAATTACTCCAACGAGTGAACGAATGATTCGTGAGCAACAGGTGTCACAGATCAGCCGTGAGTTAAAAAAGCTCGCCAAAGAGCTACAGATACCCGTGATTGCCTTATCTCAGATGAGCCGGGATATAGAAAAGCGCAAAGAGGGAAAAGAGCCTGTATTGTCAGATTTGCGCGAATCAGGGGCAATCGAACAGGATGCGGATATTGTCACCTTCCTGTACTGGCATGACGAAAATATCCGGCTTCGGTTTGCCAAGCATCGGAATGGCAAGTTGGACTATATCGATTTTCAGGCCAACCTCGATATCCAGAAGTTCAGCGAGCTGGGTAATGAGTTCCCGGAATTGAAGGTGGAAGGCTTTAAGGCGACTGAGCATAGTGGGCAGCGATTGATCCCGATGGCAGAGGCGGTGAAGAAATTTCATAACGATGACGAAGAAGATTTACCATTCTGATGAATCACAAAGAATCTAAAATACAACAAGCCTGTGTGAGGTGGTTCCGGTATGTACACCCTACAAAATTATTGTTCGCAATCCCGAACGGTGGGAGGCGCAATTTGATTGAAGCGGTAAGAATGAAGGCGGAAGGCGTTACGCCAGGAGTGGCCGATTTGTTTCTCATGTTTGGTAACGGTGAACATTACGGATTATTCATTGAAATGAAACAAGGGAAAGGTAAGCAAACGGAACACCAATTAGGGTTTCAGGCATACTGCAATGCTAATAAGTACAAGTATGTGGTATGTAGGTCGTTAGATGAATTTATGAATGAAATTAATAACTACTTAAAATAACGAACCATGAAACAGGAACTAACAGAGCAGCAGGAATATGAACAGTACCGGGAAAATTTAGACCTTCTGATCTTCCATGAAAAGAAGGCAGAGTATTATAAGCGATTGACCCGGCAATATGCTTATAAGCAGGAGAATTTACGAAAGCGGACGAGGGATGAAGTAAGTGCCGAGTATTACCGTAATCTGGAAATGAAAAAATGAAACATATATACGCCGCACTATAATTTAAAAGTAAATCAAATGACAAAAGAGAAAAGAATAGAGCAGATAGACTCAATGCTGAATTATTGCGTGTACCTCTGTGAAGGGATGCCAGACGATGCCCACATGAGGGAAGCTGAAAAAATGATTAGGCACACTAAAATTGATATTAAAAGACTGCATGAGTTGCGAAGGCCACGCATTGCATCAGTCGGCAATATGTATAGATCAAAGGAAGCGATTAGTATTGCCATAGCTTGCTGTCAATCATTCGGTATACCATTGGAAGATATAGGTAAGGAAACCAGGAAACGGGAGTACACCGATCTAAGGGCGACTTTTGTATATATTCTAAAAAAGCACTTTCCGAGAAACACATACGTTTCGATAGGTGAAATGCTTAGACCTCATTCTCCATTCGACCATACATCTGTTCTGAATATGCAGAATTCTGCCATTGACTTCATAACGACAGAGGAAACATTTAGGAACAGGGTATACGCTATTGAAAAGAGATTGAGGGATGAATGTATTATAAAATAAAATATTTCAAAATACTTTGAAAAAAGTATTGTAATT